GAGTTCTATGACAACATCCTAGAGCTAACTGATTCTTTGATGGAGAAATATCAGGGACGTAATGGACGTATAGAAGTTCCTACTCTAGAAGAGAAAGACACATACACCAAAGATGCTGTAACTGTACTCACTAAGCATTTAGACTGGATCGAGAAAGCTCGTTATGACGTAGTACCAAAAGAAGATACTCCAATACAGAACATCATTGATGAGATTGTAGGACAGTATCTTGAAACACTTTATTTACTAACACTTGACTAAGGAATTATTATGAGTACATTTCAATTAGATCCTAACGGAGTAGCTAACGGAGTTCCTGCTTTAGGAACAACTCAAGTATTTACTGTTACAAACTCTAGCGTAGCTTCAACAGCCTTTGGTGCAAACACAACAATGATCCGTATTGCAGCATCTTTAGGACATTGTCACTTTGCAATCGGTACAGCACCTACTGCATCTATTACAACAAGTCCTATGTGTCCAACTAATAGTGTTACTTTTGTTAAAGTAAATCCAGGAGACAAGATTGCTGTTATTAAAGATTCTGGTGTAACATCTTCTACATTTACTGTAACTGAACTTATCTAAGGACTAATATGCCACTCAAATCTGGAACATCTAAAAAGACTATTTCTTATAACATCAAGAAAGAGATGAAAGCTGGTAAGCCACAAAAGCAAGCTATTGCTATTGCTTTGAGCAGTGCAGGTAAGTCTAAGCCAATGGCTAAACCAATGAAGAAGATGGGTGCTAAGCGTGGCTACTAAGCCTGGACTCTACGCTAACATTGCTGCTAAACGTCATCGTATCGCAGAAGGATCTGGCGAGAAGATGCGTAAAGTAGGCAGCAAAGGTGCTCCAACAGCTAAAGACTTTAAAGATTCAGCTAAAACAGCAAAGAAGAAGAAATAATGGTTAAGAAAGTTTATCAGAACCCTGAAGGTGGTCTCAATCAAAAAGGTAGAGATCACTACAACAAGACTACAGGATCTAAACTAAAGCCACCAGTGTCAGCTAAACAGGCTGCAGCATCTCCTAAAGATGCAGGTAGACGGAAGAGTTTCTGTGCTCGCATGGGTGGTGTACCAGGTCCTATGAAGGATGATAAGGGCAGACCTACTAGGAAAGCCTTAGCATTAAAGAAGTGGGATTGTAAATAATCCTTGACTTTTATTTAAAAATATGATATAATATAGGAACTTATGGCATCCCCTACCTATCTGCAACTAGTAAATGACGTACTGATTAGGCTTCGTGAGAATGAAGTAACATCAGTATCTGATAATGCCTACTCTAAACTCATTGGTAAATACGTCAATGATGCTAAAAGAATGGTGGAAGACTCCTATAACTGGAATGCCCTCTCAGACACTCTATCAGCCACTACAGGAGCTGATGTATTTAACTATGTACTGGTAGGTTCAGGACAGAGATTCCGTGTCATAGACGTGTTAAACGATACCTCTGACGATTATCTGCGTCTTAAGACTACTTCAGATATGAACCGTCTATTCCTTCTCTCAAGTACTGAGAAAGGTGCTCCTCGTTACTACAACTTTAATGGTACTAACTCTAACGGAGATACTCAGGTAGACTTATACCCTATTCCTGATGGTGTTTATAATCTAAGATTTAACATTATCAAACCACAACTACCTTTATCAGCTAACTCAGATACTCTATTAGTTCCTTCTGAGCCAGTCATCTTTGGTGCTGTGGCTCGTGCTATTGCTGAGCGTGGAGAAGATGGTGGCTTAGGTTCTAATGAGATCTATGCACTTTATAAACAATCTTTAGGTGATGCTATTGCTCTTGAGAGTGGTCGTTATCTTGAAGAAGATGCCTGGATTGCACCTTAATGGCTGAACAGTTACTTACAGGTTCGATTCAAGCACCAGGGTTTTCTGGATTAGATATCCAGGATGCCTCAGTACAACTAACTAGTGGCTATGCATTAGAAGCTTTCAATTGTGTTATTGATAAGTACGGACGTATTGGTGCTCGTAAGGGCTGGTCTAAAGTAAACACAACAGCTATTAGTTCTACTCCTGCAGTAAGAACAGTATTTGAATTTGTTAAGTCTGACGGTAACGTAGTATTCACTTGTGCTGGTAATAAAGTATATACAGGTACTACTACACTAACTGCTGCAATTAACGGCACTGTGGTAGACGCTGCTGGCACAGGAACTACAGCAATTACTATTAGTGATGATAATTGGCAGATTGCTTCAATGCCTTATAATAACTCTGGAAATACTTCAGCTCATGCTGTGTTTGTGCAAGCAGGACATCCAGCGTTGGTGTATCACAAAGTTGGTAATGCCACACATAATCACACAGGTTCGTATGGTTTTCAACGCATTGGTGACATCGGTACTTTACCAACAGGATATACCGCAACTAGTTTTACACCAAACTGTGCTTTAACCGCTTATGGTCGCTTATGGACTGCAAACATTTCAGGCGATAATCAAACTGTTTATTTTAGTGACTTACAGAATCCAACTAACTTTACCACAGGTACTTCTGGTTATTTAGACATTAGTACAGTTATCCCTACAGGTGACGGTATTGTTGCTTTAGCAGCACATAATGGATTCTTTATTATCTTCTGTAAACGTAGCATTATAATTTATGCTAATCCTAAAGATCCAGCAACAATGACATTGCAAGATGTTATTAAAGGTGTTGGATGTATTGCTCGTGACTCAGTAGTATCTGTATTTGGTTCAGATCTTTACTTCTTATCTGAGACAGGTGTACAATCTCTTGGTCGTTTGATTCAAGAGAAGTCTATGCCACTACGTGATATCTCAAAGAATGTGCGTGATGATCTTATTGCTAACGTAGGTACAGAAACTTTAAAGAATGTAAAAGCAGTTTACTTTGCAACTGATGCGTTCTATTTGTTGTCGTTACCTTCTACTGGATTTACTTATTGTTTTGATACTCGTGGTATGTTAGAGAATGGTGCAGCAAGAACAACAATCTGGAAGAACATTAATCCTACAGCGTTTCATGTAACAGAAGATAGAAAACTATACGTAGGACAGCCAGGTTACATTGGTAATTATACTGGATATCAGGACAATGGTTCTAGTTATCGCTGGTCTTACTACACTAACTACTTTGACTTTGAACAACCAACAGCTATTAAGATTCTTAAGAAACTTGGTCTAGTTGTTATTGGAGGAGGAAGTCAAATTATCTCTATTAAGTGGGGATTTGACTATACAAATAACTATAACAGTAGTACGATTGCTTTAGATCCTATTGCTGTAGCTGAGTATGGTACTGCTGAATATGGTATTGCAGAATATGCTAATGGTATTGCTTTGGATACTTTGAAGTTTAATGCTTCAGGATCTGGACGAGTATTACAAATTGGATTTGAATCAGATATTAACGGATCTCCGTTGTCTGTTCAAAAAGTAGACGTAGCTATTAAAACAGGAAAGAATATATAATGTCTGATTATTCAAAGTCAACTAACTTCACCAGTAAGGATACTCTTCCTACTGGTAATGCTGGTAAAATTGTTAAGGGTACTGAGTTAGATACTGAGTTTACAGCTATCTCTTCTGCTATTGCATCTAAAGCAGATGTGTCTAGTCCTGCTCTGTTGGGAACACCTACTACACCTACAGCAACTACTGGTTCTAATACAACTCAGATAGCTAATACAGCTTATGTTAAAACTGCTGTTGATGCTCTTGGTACTATTGGTACTATGGCTGCTCAGAATAAAACTGCAGTAGATATTACTGGTGGAACTATCGTAGGTATTACTGACTTAACTGTTGCTGATGGTGGTACAGGTCGTTCTACTCTGACAGATAAAGCAGTTCTTATTGGTGCTGGAACAAGTGCTATTAATTCTGTAGCTCCTGGTACTTCAGGTAATGTACTTAAATCAGATGGAACTAACTGGACTTCTGCAGCTCCTGCTGTAGTAAGAGGATTAGGTCTTGGTGGTGAGACATGGCACAACGTAACTGGTTCTAGAAGTTCAGGAACACCTTACACTAATAACTATAGCTATCCTATTGCTGTATCAGCTACAGGTTCTGCAGCTAACTCAGGTCCAAGTCTACAGATATTAGTAGATGGTATTCAGGTATCAGCATTTAACTGGCAGTTTAACGGAGCTGGTGCTCACTCAGGTGGTTTTACTATTGTTCCTCCAGGCTCAACATATCAATTAAACTTTAATGGATCTGGTATTGATAACTGGGTTGAACTATATTGATTAAAGTACCAGTAGTCAATAGAAGAGACTACATAATGTACTTAGAATTATGTCAAGGTATGTTGTGGTTTCATACAGACATACATAGATGGACACCAGAAGTAAAGAAACAATATTTAAAAGATTTAGATTTACTGCAACACTTAGTAGGTAATCCTCTTGTAGCTTTAGTAGAAGAAGATAATATTAAGTTAGCTAAGTTTGGTAAGTCCATAGGATGGATAAAGATTAATCAACTAAATGTTAATGATAAGAAATATGATGTATACACTAGGAGCGAAACATGGGTAGCATAGTTAATGATGTAGTCGGTTCGATTACAGGGTCAGGTAAAGTATCTGATGCAGCTAATCAAGCTGCAGAACAACAGAGACAAGCAGGTTTAAACGCTGCTAACATCTCTGCATTCCGTCCAGTAGGAATGACTACTAGATTTGGTACGTCTAATTTTACTCGTGAGATTGATCCAGCTACTGGTGTTCCATATATCTCTAGTGCAGGATACACTGCTGCTCCTGAGTTATCTCAGTTACAGAATCAGTTATTTGGTCAATTCAATCCTGCTTATATGCAAGGACAGAACACTTCTGCTCAGTATGCTCCGCTGACAGGTGCTTCTCAAAGTCTATTTAATCTAGGTCAGCAATACTTAGCTCAGTCTCCTGATCAAGCTGCTCAAGATTACATGACATCACAGCAGAACTTACTTGCTCCTCAACGTGAACAACAATTAGCTCAGCTACGTAATCAACAATATCAAACTGGTCGTACTGGTTTAGCTACAGGCGGAACTACTGCAGGTGGTATGCAACAGACTAACCCTGAACTAGCTGCTTACTATAATTCTATTGCTAATCAAAATCTAGGTCTTGCTGCGAATGCTCAACAAGCAGGTCAACAACGTGCTCAGTTTGGTGCTTCATTGTTTGGTACTGGTGCTGGTCTGCTTAACTCACAAGTTAGTGGTCAAGCTGGTGCGTATGCTCCATTACAGACTCAGTT